AAAGGATGTGTTAAAGTGCGATGAAGTTCTTGCCGAACCTCTTACGATTTACGAGAAACCCTGTCCTTTTGATATACCCTCTATGCGTGGCACTCAAGGTTGCCGTCCAAGATATGTTTAATCAGCATTGATAAATAAACGGTTGACATTTGTCCTTGACTATGGTAGAATAGCCACTTAATAAGGAACAAAATGAAACCGTCGAAAGGAGAAATACAAGATATGGTCGTGACTATGACACCTGAAAAAATACATCATGCTATCTCAGGTATGATAGCTAATGGTGTGCCTTACATCGATGCTCTTATTACATTTGCAGAAAAGAATAATCTAGAAATCGAATCTGTTGCTGACATCATCAAGAAATCTTCGATCTTAAAAGAAAAAGTAAGATCCGAAGCAGTTGATCTCAGAATGGTGAAGAAAGATGAGAAGGATATTACAGACATCTGTGAATGATGACGGCTTTGATATTTACATAAGATATTTGGCGCTCAAGAAACATTTTAGTTCAGACTACGACTACCACAAATACAACGGTAAAGTTCGAGCTAAAATTGACACGTTTAGAACAAGAAATGATGCATACTTTTTTTCTAAACTAGGCGCTAAAGATCATTGGTTCGACTTACTTTTATCGAACATACTTCGTAATCCAAATGTATGGATACGTAAAATTCTTGACAATGAAGGTGAAGAAATTTACTTAGATTGGAAGAAAAAAATTGATTCGTTAGGTCATGTTTTTAAGACTGATCTCAATCAATTGAAAGAAGATTGGTCTGACAACTTTATTGTTTATGATGGCCAACATCCATACTTAATGCGATTATATATAGAAAGAAAAATATCACTTGAAACATTTACGATTCTTGTCCACTACGCAAATATTTTTGAGTATTGGGATCACAAAATCCTTGACAAAATCGTATCATGTGATATAATTAGAATTGCTAGAAAGTATAAGCCCTTTCTTGCATATGATGAGAAAAGATTCAAGACTTATGTCAAGGATCACTTTTTGTTATAACATACAACGCAAAACAACGCAATATAAAGGAGAAACATTTATGGCACCTACAGATTTTGCCGCCCTCAAAAAGAATCGTTCAAAGTCACTTAACAAGCTTAATGAACAGCTTGATAAAATGACAAACAAAACGTATTCGGATCCAAACGAAGGTAAGTATTGGAAACCAACCCGCGATAAAGCTGGTAATGGTTTTGCAATCATTCGTTTCCTCCCCGCACCAGGTGGAGAAGAAATGCCATTTGTACGTATTTGGGATCATGGATTCCAAGGACCTACTGGTCAATGGTATATCGAAAACTCTTTGACCACTCTCGGTCAAGACGACCCAGTTTCTGAGTTTAATTCTAAGCTCTGGAACTCAGGTAACGATTCTGACAAAGATCAGGCTCGTAAGCAAAAACGACGTTTGAAGTATGTTTCAAACATTTACGTCATTAAAGATTCTGCTAATCCAGAAAACGAAGGCAAAGTATTTCTTTACTCTTTCGGTAAAAAAATCTTTGACAAGCTCAACGATTTGATGAATCCTTCATTTGAAGATGAAGCACCAGTCAACCCATTTGATTTGTGGGAAGGTGCAAACTTCCGCTTGAAGATTCGCCAGTTCGAAGGTTATCCTAATTATGATAAGTCTGAGTTTGATCCTTCAGAACCTCTATTAGATGACGATGATGAGTTGGAATCAATATGGAAGCAAGAACATTCACTACAAGAAGTGATTGATCCTAAGAACTTCAAAACGTACAATGAACTCAAGATTAAGCTACATCGAGTACTTGGTACGAGTGCTGATGAGCCCGTAGCAACAAGCTCATTCGAAGAAGATAATGATAATGATCTTGATTTGAGTTCACTAGGTAAGGTTGCCGAAGCTCCTTCTATGCAAGAAAGTGCTAGTGCAGCAGTTGTTGAAGATGATGATGACGATTTGTCAATCTTTAAGGAACTTGCACGCAGTTAATAATAGGGGGCGTAAGCCCCCTCTCTTTCTTCTAGGAGGCATTTATGGCAACCATTAATGACCCATTAAACTTTGACTTTGGTTTTTCAGTTGTATCTGAAAATGAACTCGATGCGGTTCGTGCATCTAACGAAGCAAACGTAAAGCTTTATCAAAAACTTGAGGTTGAAGCATCAAGAGCTCAACAGATTTATAATGCTGTGATGCCCTTGATTCAAAATCTTAAAACAAATCCTGAAAAGGATTATATCTATTGGCCTAATCGTTATGAAAAGCTTGAAGCATTTGAAGATATGCTTTATACACTTCTTGATACAGGAGATAACACATGAGTTTAATGGATAAAATGCTCAAAGCGGGCACAATTAAAGGTTCTTCTGTTTTAGCAGATTCAGTTTTCTTCAATGAAAAGGATCCTATTAAAACAGACTTACCAATTCTTAATATCGCTTTCTGTGGCTCACTTAACGGTGGATTACTTCCAGGCTTAACAGTGTTGGCTGGCCAATCAAAAAGTTTCAAAACTCTTTTGGGACTTTACTGTATGAAAGCATATCTAGACAAATATAAAGATGGTATCGCTATTTTCTATGATTCAGAATATGGCGTAACACCTGATTATCTCGAAAGTTATAACATAGACACAGAACGAGTTTTACACGTTCCACTTGAAGATGTTGAACAACTTAAGTTTGATATGACTCGCCGGCTCGATGAAATCGAAAAAGGTGAGCGTATTTTTGTTATGATTGATTCAATTGGTAACCTTGCATCTAAGAAAGAAGTCGAAGACGCAATGAATGAGAAATCTGTCGCTGACATGTCAAGAGCTAAACAGCTCAAGTCACTCTTCAGAATTGTCACTCCAAAACTCACAACAAAAGATATTCCTTGTGTAGCAATCAATCACATTTATCAAGAGATTGGCTTGTTTCCGAAGAATATCGTTTCCGGTGGTACAGGCATTTACTATAGTGCTAACCAAATTTTTATTATTACTAAATCGCAAGAAAAAGATGGAAGTGATCTTGCAGGATTTAAGTTTACTATTAACATTGAAAAATCACGTTATGTAAAAGAAAAATCCAAACTTCCGTTTACAGTAATGTTCGATACCGGCATTCAAAAGTATTCAAGTCTATTTGACCTTGCTCTTGAATCTGGGCTATTGACAAAGGCCAGTACGGGATGGTATAATACTGTAGATCTTGAAACCGGCGAAATCAATCCAACTAAGCGTCGAGCTAAAGAGATTGAAGCCGATCATGACTTTTTCAAAGCTTTGATAGAACATGAAAAATTTGCTTCATACGTTGAAGATAAATTTAAACTAACCACTGGTTATAAGGAACAAAATGTTAGAGACGACGATCTTATCGAATCTGATATTGAATGAGGATTACTACCGTAAAGTATTTCCTTACATCAAAGAAGATTATTTCGATGACAATAGCTTATCTAAACTCTTCAATACTTTTTCCGAATATGTAGAACAATACAAGGAGCCTCCAACTGTTGAGGCTCTGCGTATTTCTATTGACAAACGAAAAGACTTAAATGAGGAAAACTATAAGCTTATTAATGAACACCTTAATGAAGTAAAAATCAATAAGGAAACAAACGTACAGTTTTTGATTGATGAAACAGAAAAGTTTTGTCAAGATAAAGATCTATATAATTCAATACGAAAAGCAATTTTAATTCTCGATGGAGAAGAAAAGAATTTAGATAAAGGTGAAATTCCAAAACTCTTATCTGATTCTCTTGGTGTTACATTTGACAGCAGCGTTGGTCATGATTTCTTAGACGATTATGACGATCGTTATGATTACTACCATAAGAAAGAAGAACGTATTCCATTCGATATTGATCTCTTGAACAAGATAACAAAGGGTGGTCTACCTCGTAAATCTATGACTGTGTTGTTAGCAACAACTGGTGGTGGTAAATCTTTAGTTAAGTGTCACATGGCATCTTCAATGTTAATGCATGGTAAGAACGTTTTGTTTATTACTATGGAATTGGCTGAAGAGGAAGTTGCTCGTCGTATCGATGCTAATGTAATGGATGTTACACTTGATGAGGTTGCTGAGATTCCTCGTGATGTACTTGAAAAGAGAATGAATCGATACAAATCAAAAACACCGGGCAAGTTGGTCATTAAGGAATATCCTACTGGCTCGGCTCACGTTGGTCATTTTCGTCATTTACTTAATGAACTCAGGATGAAGAAAAACTTTATTCCTGACGTCGTATTTGTCGATTATCTTAATATTTGTGCATCATCACGAGTAAAAGGTGCGGCTGCTGCTAATTCATACACACTTGTAAAATCAATCGCCGAGGAGGTACGTGGTCTTGCAATGGAATTTAATTGTGCGGTTGTTACTTCATCCCAGTTCAATCGTGATGGCTATGGTAACAGCGACGTTGACCTCACTAATACTTCTGAATCTATGGGTATCACTCATACTGCTGATTGTATCTTGGGTCTAGTAACATCTGAGTATCTTGATGAACTTAATCAAATTATGTTTAAGCAACTCAAAAATCGTTGGGGTGATTTGAGTTTTTATCGTAGATTTTTGGTTGGTATTGACAGAGCTCGTATGAAAATTTATGATCTCGAAGAATCTGCTCAGGATAATATCGCGACAGATCGACCAAAAAAGTCTGATGACGATGATGATAAACCAATCTTTGATAATACAGAATTTGGATTCCAAGATAGCAATAGACGTAAAAAGTTTCATGGTGTAAAAGAGCTCAAGTTTGATTTCAAATAAGTTATAAATAATTGAAATATCAGACTACGATCACAGGCCATGTTACGATTTAAATCATTTCTTGAAGAAAAATTCAACTTCAACGTACTGAAACATAATGATCTCACTAAAAGAGGTGGAGGTCGTATAGACGTTTTCTTACAAAAGATTCTCGATGGTGATAAGTTTATGACATCAAAGGGATTAGTAACTCTTGATCCCGATTTACACGCTGAACTAGCACCTATTATGAGAAATAAAGGACTACGTCGGCAAATGTCCGGTACAATGGAAGATGGAAGGGCTGTTAACCTTGCTTATCCTACCGATTTTATCAAATCACCTGAATTTGGTGGTAAAGGTGCAGGATTTGGTACGGCCGCAGAAGATCGACATTTATCAGCATTTCAAAAAGAAATTAATGATATCATGGCTTCAACTGGTGAGCCTACTGTTAAATTAAGAATCAATGGTCGAACAGTTCAAATGGCTGGGATCATTTCTACACCTCAACGTGGCCGTAGAGCTCCAAAGTCTGACTTTTCAATTGTAGATGCGGAAGGAAATGAAGTTGCTTGGTTATCTCATAAAGATGGAAAAAAGCCTACCGATTTTCAACAATATGGTGGACTCTCTGATTCCACATTTGATAACAACAAAGACCTAGTAGATTTCTTACTCAAGCTTAAAGAAATGTATCCTAAAGGAATGGAACGTAAGACATCTGCGTTCAGGCCTTGTAAAGATCGTAATGTTATTCTTAAATCTGTATTTGGTGTTGATTACGGTAAAGCACCTGGTCATGAAAATGTAGATGAATTCCATCAGGGTCAAATGAAGCTAAAGAAAAAAGGTAAAAACTACGAAATTGTTTCACATCATAAAGGTGTAAATGGCGATGTTCCAAAAGGTGGTGGATATGAGTGTATCTATTATGCTCGATTCACAAGTGATCGCGGTGCAAATGTTGCTGGCATGTTTATTGATAACGCAAGGATTGGTGTATTTCCTAGAGCTAATGCTGCTAAGACCGCTAAACAAATATGAAACGGTTTGCTGTTTTTAGCGAGGCCCTCGATAAGCCTTACCCTTATAAGACTCTCATCGACCCTACAAAGGGAAGAGATCCGAATAAGGCTAAGTACGAGTTCGGCAAAGGAAAAAATAAAGTAACTGTTGAAATTTATAGAACACACTGGCATGGAGAAACTGAAGAGGCTGTCTGGGATGTTTCTTTTAGCAGAGGTGGGAGTATAGAAAAAACTGGCCAAGGCGATGAGTTTAAAATATTTGCTACAGTCCTCGATATTCTTAAAAAGTTTGTTGATGATGTAAAACCTGTACACGTCAATTTTGCAGCAGAAAAGGCAGCAGATGACAAAGGAAGTAGAGGTAAGCTTTATTTGAGGCTCGCTAACAAATTCTTTGGTAAAGAAGATGCTCTCAGATATTTAATGAACATGAAAGCAGACGACACTGCTAAGGTTATAGAAGAAGCCAAAAGATTTGGTATTGATCTAACCCCAGCAGAAGCTGGTCC